AATCGGAGATGATATTACTATTGATGGTGCGAAATTAAAGATTGCCAATATAATTAATGTTGGTGGCAGAGATGAAACATTATCAATGGAGATATTAAATGACAAATCCGTTCCGAGGGGAAAAGGAAGTAAAGCTAGGAAACAAGACGTACAAGACGAGGCTGACAGTTGATTCTCTAATTAGACTTGAACAAACTACTGGACAAAGTTTAATTAAATTAACACAAAGGCTATCTGAAGGCTCTTTAACACTTAGTGATATTGCTTCCATAATTACTCCTGCTATCAGAGGTGGTGGTGCAGATATTAAAGAAGATGAAGTCATTAAAATTATCTATCAATCTGGCGTTGCTGATGGGATACGAGTTTGTGGAGAACTTCTTGCGAATGTATTGGCAGGAGGTCAGGAAGATGACGAAAAAAAGGAAATAGAAGCACCTTAAATGGCGAAGATGAAATGCCTTGGGGTCGCTTCATACAAGTAGCAATAGGGGTTTTAAAAATACCCCCAAAGGATTTTTGGAATATGGGTTTACCAGAATTATATTTAGCAATAGATGGTTACATTGAAGCTAATAATATGGGACAAAAACCATTTGGCAAAGATGACTTACAAGACCTAATGGAAAGGTATCCAGATTAATGGCAACAGTTGATACACTATTAGTTCGTATTGAAGCTGATATGAGTCAGCTTAAAAAACAATTAAATGGTTCACAAAGAGCAGTTGAACAATCTGTAGGCAAACAACAAAAATCTTTTTCTGCATTAGGTAGAACTATAAAAGGCGTTGTTGCAGGTGTTGTTGCAATCCAAGCAGTAAGATTTGGTAGCCATATGGTTAAAATGGCAAGTCATGTAGAAGAAATGCAAGCAAAATCTTCTGTTGTTTTTGGAAAATTTACTAGTGATGTGAGAAAAGAGTTAGGCTCTTTTGGTGATGCTGTTGGTAGAAGTACATTTGAATTAGAAGAAATGGCAACCACAGTCCAAGACACATTTGTTCCTATGGGTTTTGCTAGAGGTGAAGCATCAAAATTATCAGTACAATTAACTAAATTAGCAGTTGATGTAGCATCTTTTAACAATGCTTCTGATGTTGATACTATGAGGGCATTCCAAAGTGCAATAGTAGGAAACCATGAAACTGTAAGAAGATTTGGTATTGTAATAACTGAAGCAACCTTACAACAAGAGTTGCATAGAATGGGCATTATGAAAACTGCTAAAGAAGTTAGTAATGCTGAAAAAGTACAGGCAAGATTAAATTTAATAATGGCAGGCACTACTGACGCTCAAGGTGATGCGGCAAGAACTGCTGACTCATTTGCTAATAGAATGAAAGCATTAAGTGCAGAACTTAATGAATTAGGCGTTGCTGTATTTACTCCTTTATTAGATGACCTTGCTGATTTTATAGCAACATTAACTGAAGCCACAAAATCAGTTAAAGATTATTTATTTGAAATTGGTCTTTTGAAGCAATCATTAGAAGATGCTGAAGTAAGGGTTAAGCAATTAAGCATAGCAGAAGATAAACTTACACAACTACAGAAAGATTTAACAAAAGCTACTGCTGACAGAACTGAAGCATTACAAAATGAAAACCAATTTACTGGACATTTTATAGATGGTTTAGATGCAAAGATAAAAAAACTTAAAGAAGAAATTGATATTACACAAAATACAATTAGTGCAATACACAAACTTGATAAAGCAAGACAAAATGAATCTGCAAATAAGGATATAGATACTAACAAAGTAGATAATACTGTTTCACTTTCAGTATTTCCTAAAGAAAGAGCAAAAGAAGTTGTTTCTGCATTTGAATCAATTACAACAGCAACAGAAAAGTTAAAAAATCAAAATATTTTATTAGCTATGGCAGTATCTGGAGCAACAGAACAGCAAATTGCACATAAACAAGTTGAATTAGAAAACTTACATATTAATGAAGAAACTATAAATTCTTTAAAATTACAAGTAACAGAAAACCAACTTTTAAATAAAGAGTTAGAACAAAAAAATAAACTTGAAGCAATGGAGACAACAAGGAAAGCCAGATTAAGAGAGCTTCTTGATTCAATGCTTACACCATCACAAGAACTGGCTTTGTTACAAAATGAATTAAATAATGCTTATCTTACAGGACAGATTAGTCAAGAACAGTACGCTTTAGGTACAGATAATCTTAAAAAGAAATTATTAGAAGCAAGTGATGCAGGTAAGATGGCATTAGATGCAGTAAACTCTGTGGCTGATGGTTTTTCAAGAGAATTTGCAGATGCCATGATGACAGGTGAATTATCTCTAAAAAGTTTAAAAAATGTAGTTGCTGATGCAATGGCTAGTATTATAAGAGATTTTATAAGAGCAAGAATACAAGCTATGTTATTTAAAATGGTGATGCGTTTTGCAAATCGTGGCACTGCTCCATCAACAGGTCCAACAACTATTGATGCTACAACAGGCTTTGCAGGAGGTGGAACAGTTCAAGCTAAAACTCCAATTATGGTTGGGGAAAGAGGTGCAGAAATGTTTATACCAAATACTGGTGGTGTAGTTAGAAATGCTCAAGATACAAGAATGGCAAGTGGTGGTAAACCTGTTGTCGTAAATCAAAATATAAATATAAGCACTGGTGTTGCTCAAACAGTTAGAGCAGAAGTCATGAATATGATGCCACAAATATCACAAACTACTATACAATCAATAGTAGATGCAAAACAGAGGGGTGGTTCTTTTGCCACTATTATGTCCTAATGGCTATTACTTATCCAATATCTTTACCTACAGATGCACTTGGTCAACCAACAAATACAACTTTTAGAATAAGGCGTGTTGTAGGGCAGTCTATGAGTCCATTCACTGGCGAACAACAAACCTTTAGGCATCAAGGCGAATGGTGGGAAGCAGAAATCACTTTACCCCCTATGAAGCACGCTTTGGCTAGGGAATGGGTTGCTAAATTAGTTGCTATGAGAGGTGTCTTTGGAACTATGTTATTGGGTGATTTTGATGGAAAAACACCAAGAGGTACAGCATCAAGTTCAGCAGGAACACCTTTGGTCAATGGTGCAAGTCAATCTGGTAATACTCTAATAATAGATGGTGCAACAGCGAGTCAAACTGGTTATTTAAAAGCAGGTGATTATATTCAATTAGGAACAGGCATACTATCAAGATTACACATGGTTGTGGAAGATGCAGATACGGATAGTGGTGGAAATGCCACTTTATCAATAGAACCTGCATTAAGAACATCACCAAGTAATGATTTAGCTATTACAGTTTCAAATACAAAAGGTGTTTTTAGATTAGTAACTAACGAAACAGAATGGGATGCTAATGCTGTATCTGTTTATGGTATTACCTTTGCTGTTACGGAGTATTTAAGTTGAGCAGAAATCTTACCACAGCTTTAAATAATGAGTTCACATCACAAGACATGGCTCCATTCATGGCTGTGGATTTAGCTTTTGAGGGTGGTAATTTTTTAACTTGGACTGGTTATGGAAACATAGAATTTGGTGGCAATACATATATAGGTAGTGGTGATATATTAAATGTTGGTTCTGTTTCTGAAACATCAGAAGTAAAAGCAAACGGAATACAAATAACATTGTCTGGTATTCCAAGTGATTTAATTTCTTCAGCTTTAACAGACCCTTATCAAGGAAGAAGTGCAAAACTTTTTTTAGGTATAATAAATGATGGAGTGGTTGTTGCTGACCCATATATGATGTTTAAGGGCAGTATGGATTTAATGACAATAGATGATGGTGGTGAATCTGCAACTATAGCATTAACAGCAGAAAGTCGTTTGATTGATTTAGATAGAGCCAGAGAAAGACGATTTACTTCAGAGGATCAAAAAATAGATTTTCCCAATGATAAAGGGTTAGAGTTTATTACATCCTTACAAGAAAAAGCCATTGTATGGGGTAACTGATGGGTTTTTTTAAAAGATTTGTAAAAGCTATAACAAATCCTACTACTTTAGTCATGGCAGTTGTGGCAGTAGCACTCGCCCCTGCTACTGGTGGTGCTTCATTAGCTATGTTTAGTAGTGCCGCTTTTTGGACTTCAGTTGCAATTACTGCCGCAGTTATGGCAGGGGCTCAAGCGTTATCTGCACCTCCTAAAATGCCAAGTTTTACAGATTTTGTAGGTGAACTTCAAGGCAGAACACAAATGATAAAACAGCCTACAGTTCCTCGTAGGGTCATTTATGGTAAAGCAAGAGTTTCTGGAGTTTTAGGTTATGTTGAAAGCACAAATGATGACCAAAACTTACATATGATAATTATGTTAGCAGGGCATGAAGTAAATAGCATTGGAGAAATATATGTTAATGATGAAGCTGTTACTTTAGATGGAAATGGAAATGTAACTGCACCAAGTAAATATTCATCAAAAATAAGAATTTTAAAACATCTTGGTTCAAATGACCAAAGTGCTGATAGTGTATTAATTAATGAGTCAAATGGTAAATGGACTGACCAACATAGATTAAGAGGTATCGCTTATATTTATGTAAAACTAATATTTGATAGAAATGCCTTTCCACAAGGCATACCTAACGTATCAGCGTTAGTTGAAGGTAAAAAGGTATTTGACCCAAGAAATAGTACAACTGCTTTTAGTGCTAATCCTGCATTGATTGCTCGTGATTACCTTACAAGTACATCATATGGTTTTGGTGCTATAACTGGCGAAGTTGACGATACATCTATAACTACTGCCGCAAATATTTGTGATGAAAGTATAACCCTTGATGCAGGTGGTACTGAAAACAGATATGAATTACATGGTTCATTTCAAACAAGTGGTAGTCCAAAATCAATTTTATCAAACTTATTAACATCTTGTGGAGGTATAGTTACTTATACAAATGGAGTTTTTAAAGTAAAAGTCGCTAAATATATTACGCCTACAATTACCTTAGATGAGGGCGATTTAAGAGGTTCTATACAATTACAGACAAAGCGTTCAAAAAGAGATAATTATAATGCTGTTAAAGGACAATTTACATCTACAGAAACAAATTATATTTTAGCTGATTACCCTGCGATAACATCAAGTACATTTGAAACTGAAGATGGTGGAGATAGGCAATTTTTAGATTTAGATTTGCCATATACAACTTCTGTATCAATGGCACAAAGACTTGCAAAAATAGCCCTTTATAGAAATAGACAACAAGTATCAATTACATACCCTTGTAGTATGAAAGGCTTTCAGTTAGATGTTGGCGATACTGTAATGATAAATAATACAAGATTTGGATTTAGTTCTAAAGTTTTTGAAATTGCTGAATGGTCAATGAATATAGATAATTCAAATGGTTCACCAACATTAGGAACAAATTTAGTATTAAGAGAGTTAAATAGTGCAGTTTATGATTGGAATCCAAATGCTGATGAAAAAGCATTTTTATTAGACAATACTATTTTACCAAATCCATTTGATGTAATCGCACCATCTTTAACAGTTACTGATGAATTAAGAGTTTTAAACGAAGAAGCAGTTAGTGTGTTGATTGCTAATGTATCAAGTTCCCAAGTTCAAGTTATAGATTTTGAGGTAGAGGCTAAAAAAACAACAGAATCTGTTTATGTAAATATGGGTAAATCTAGCACAACAAAGTTTGAATTATTAAATGTTGAAGATAATGCTATTTATGATGTACGAGCAAGAGCATTAACACGATTTGCTATTTCTGATTTCTCATCAGATGCACACCAAGTCGTTGGAAAAACTGCACCTCCTGCTGATGTTACAAACTTTTCTATTAATATAATTGCTACTGAAGCACATTTAAGTTGGACACCAGTACCTGATTTAGATTTATCTCATTACAGAATTAGACATTCAAGGGATACGTCTACAAGTGCCACATATGCAAATTCAGTAGATTTAATTGCAAAAGTGTCAAGACCTGCAAACACAGCAGTTGTTCCTGCTATGACAGGCACATATTTTATTAAAGCAGTGGATAAGTTAGGTAATGATTCCTTGGATTCAACAAGAAGCGTTGCAATTATTGAAGATATTAAAGATTTAAATGCAGTTGCAACTTCTACACAAAACCCAACATTTGGAGGAACTAAAACTAATTTGGTTGTTGTTGATAATGAGTTAAGACTAGGAACAAGTATTTTATTT